AAGGTAAGGACTACCAGTTCGGAAGCGAGCTTCAAGGATTCGTTGCCACAGTCTGCGAGCTTGGACTGTATCTCTGACAATTCCTGTATGCGGGTCTGTAAGATTGAATTGTTCGTCATTAATTACTTTCTCCATAAATTCATCTGTGATGTTCACAGCATTAAATAGATTAAAACATTTGCGATTGATGTCACCACCTGTCGCCACCTTGAAACTAATAAACTCCTCAATGTCAGGATGGCTTACGTCTAGGTAGGCCGCATAGCTTCCCTTCCTTGTCTTCCCCTGCTTGTAGGCTGTCATCTGTGCGTCCACTACTTTCATGAACGGGATCGGGCCGGGGGCTTTGTCGCTGATACCCCGCACGTCCGCCCAGTGCCCACCCACACCACCGCCCTTTACGGAAAGCCATGCTACTTCACCATTATGTTCAATAAGACTATCAAGATTGTCCCCCACATAAGTAAGGAAGCAACTAATAGGAAGGCCACTAATCTTTCCGTTCGGTTCTGGGGCATTAGATAGAACAGGGCTAGCGAACATGAACCAACCCTTTGAAGCATAGTCGTATATGCGTTGTGCAAGATCAAGGTCACCATCGCAGTAAGCCACTGAAGCACGTGCAAAGGCTTGCTGAGGACTGTCTTCATTCTCAAGCATGTAGTAGTCTTGCATGAGTTTAGTAGCTTGGTCACTGAGGCGAAAGTCTCTTTCATAATCAATCGTTATCCCAAGGTGTGTCTTCATCAAATTCTCCAGTAAGCTGATCGTAGTTGGCTTCAATGTAATCAGTAAACCGATTCACTAAATCCTCAGAAGTAATCTCTAATGTCTCCATCAGAGTTACTTCATCGAGTGCCATGAGTTTATCTTTTAGTTCTTGTATTGTAATCACGATGCGAACCTACTATTTTAATACATTGTAAGCAGTTTGTCAAGATAATGTTTGGCTTTTTCTAGGTCAATCCTACCACCCTTATCATCACATCGTGCTATGTATTTGATTACATTACCTTTGAGAAAGCCTTTGAACTGTTCCTCTGACATCCACGACTCCATAGCCTGCCACGGTTGGACAGACTTGGAGGTGTAGTGTGCCCCTGCTACTTGGTAGTCATCTGTCATTCTTGTTTACCCGGATAGTAGATGCCTAGTGATTCTTTGTCTAGGTCAAAGCTGTACCCATATGCCGCTTCAAGTGTACTGATAACTGGACCTAGTACTTCATCCCATGTACAACAATCATCAAGTGTAATGTTGACTGAGTGTGTCTTACCATATGCACTGTAGGTCAAGCTAACGTATGCTTTATTTTCTTCATCAAATAGATTCATGTCTTACGATCCTCTTTGGTTTTTGTGTCGTGACACTTCTTGCATAACACTTGAAGATTGTCAGCTTCACAGAATAAATTCTTAACAAACTGTGGCAGGTCTGAGTAGTCTCTTAGCGTACCCGCCGGGGTGATGTGATCCACATTCACCTCTGTAGACTTGAATGTACCATGACAGCTATTGCACTGGTACACCCACTTAGTCCTCTTGTCCTTGCCTTTGTAGGGTTGCTTAGCCTTGTCCATCACCTGATACCTGACAGGATATTTAGTCCATGCCCTGCGTAGTGCGGAGCGTATGAATGAGAAGTATCTAGCAGTGGTCCATGTGTCTCCTGCTTTGTTCTTAACTCCTCGTGTCATGCGTACTCAGCCACTGGCGTAAACCTATCCTCAAGTGTGCGTAGCATGTAGAGTAGGTGTCCATTCTCTACAGCCCTTTCATATCCAAGATGCTCAACAACTACGTCCCACATCTCAGCCTCTGTCTTGTCCTCTAGTAGCTTCAGTGCTTTCTTTGGTCCTATGCCGTGCACACCCTTGATGTTATCCACAGAATCTCCTGTGAGGAACTGAGTGTAGAAGTGTAGAAGCCCCTGAGGTTTGGTGATGTATGTTGTCTCCTTCTTTACAAAGTTATAGTGCCATCCAACAACTTGATTCAAGTCCTTGTCCAATGTAACTATCACACTATCATCACCAAGCTCAGTAGCACGGATGGCTAACATATCGTCAGCCTCCATACCTTCTACCACATGCGCACCCCATGAGAGAACAAGGTATTCACGTAGTAGATGGTAGTGCGTAGGCTTCTCCGACTTCCGATTGCCCTTGTATGGTGCAGTGACAGCCACGTCATTACGGAAGTTACCTTTACCAGTTAGAAAGAGTTCCCATGTTTGGACAGTGGGTAGGTCAAGGAGGATCAAGTCCTCCAAGAACCCTGCCATTGTCGTGATGGCTGTGCTTTCTGACTCCTCATTAGTTGCGAAACCAATGCGGTAGATCAGGATGTCTGCATCAATCAGAGCGTGGTTCATTACAGAACCTCGTCATCATCCACGATTGCTTCCGTGACACCCTCGCCTTCATAGGCAACGAGTTCATCCACAACCAGTTTCTTGAGGGATGGTGATACACCTTCCTTGTTCTTCCACGTCCATGTGTAGAAGCCTACAAGTGCCACAGCCTTACTGCCGTTGCCGATGCTGACACCCTCGATGACATCCCCAGTCTTGTCGAATGCCTTGATAGGCTGACTAGACTTACAGGTGATGAAGTATCCCTTGTCGTCCTTCTGACGTGGGGTAATGCCCATGTCTTCCAGAGCCTTGACTGCAGGGTCAGACAGATTACAGAGGTCTACCTGATACTTCTGAGACATATCATTAGGCTTGTCTAAGTAAGCCCACATGATATCGGCTTTGATCTTTACTCGTTCTGTCATACCATTCTCCTTTGTTGGTGGTATATCTATATTATAACACACTTTTAATGTGTGTCAAACCAATTGTTACCAATCTTTGCTTCAGCATCTACTGGGCAACGGAAGCCCAAGGTAAGCCCGGCTTGTGAGGCCGCATCGCACATGATCTGTGCAACTTGTTCACCATGTTTCTCCTCTGCTTCAACTTGTATTTCATCGTGGACAAATGCAACCTGCTGTACAGGTAGTCCTTGTTGTCGTAGGGTTTTATGCGCTTCAATACACCACTGCTTTGCAATGATAGCCCCACACCCTTGTAGTAGTGAATTAAGTGCGGCGTGTTCTGAACGCACCAGTATTCTTCTACCATCCAAGCCCGGCACATACCCTTTGCTCGCCACTTTCGCAACCTTCTCCATGAGGATGCGTAGCTTAGGGGTGTTAGAATAAAAGCGATGCAGGATTTCATTCCCTTCTTTCGCCCCACCTCCAACAATACTGCCAACCTTGCTTGGTCCTGCACCGTACAGGGTGGCATAGATAAGCGTCTTTGCTTGAGGGCGTGTGATACCTGCGGCATCAGCGTTCTTCTGATGGATGTCGCCATTCAATAATTCCTCCTGCCATTCATCATCCTGCATGTAGTGTGCAAGACAACGTAGCTCGATCCCTGCAAGGTCCGTACCAACAAGTACATGCCCGTCATCGACAGTCCACAGTGATCGGATGCGTTCACCGTATGGTTTGTTCACACTTGGAATCTGTCCCATGTTGGGACTCCTGTGTGTCATCCTGCCGGTGACAGCCCCGTTGGTTATGATACCACCATGTACACGAGATGTTGTTTCATCGACATGTTTGAGCCATGAATCAATCATACCGACACGTTTCTGTAACATCAAGTACTCTGCGATCATCTGTGCCTGTGGGATATCAATGTCCTCCAGTGTCCCTTCATCTACAATAGGCTGACCCTTCTCAGTATGCTTCTCTGGTTTCCATCCAAGGGATGTAAGCCTGTCAGCAATCTGCTTACGTGAAGCTAGATTGAATACTGTCACCTTATCCTTCAGTTGCTTCCCGGTTTTCTCAGACCAACGCTCCTCAACAATCGGAGGGAACACTGACTGAACCTCGTCCTCAATAGTAGCCATTCTATCTGACAACTCAGCACGTAGCATCTGAGCTTGAGGAATATCCAATTTAAAACCATTGAGTTCCTGCTGTCTACACAACACTGCGATGTCGTGCTCCAGTAGTATACTCTGCGTCGAGTTTTTCCACTTAGCAAACTCAGACATGAGCCATAAGTATAAGTCACGAGTGAGCTTAACATCCTGTATGCAGTAGTCCCGCATCTCGTCAGTGAGTCCACTATCAAAGTCTTCAAAGTCAAAAGCAATCTTCTCATTACCAAGCCTCAGACCCCAGGACTTCAGACTGTGGCCTCCGTCTAGCTGTGGATTCAAAAGCCTTGATAGTATCAATGTGTCTACTGCTTTTGACTTGGGTATCCCAATGTTCCAGTGCCTCCGTAACACTGGTGCATCGAAACCTATTATATTGTGACCGATAATTTGATCGTACTCCTTTACCAACGGAGCTAGTGTTGACGGATCGGTATGACATACTACTTCCTTAGTATCAATATCCTGTGTTACACAGAGCCAGATCATGTTGTGGGCACTGTTCGTCTCGATATCCAGTACCATCCTTTTGAGTTCTGTACTCATTCATAACCTCTTTGATTGTAGCTGTATATGTTTTAAACCATTCACCTCGACGTTCATGACAGGAGGGATGCTTCTCTAACATCCTGTGTATCTCTGCTTCTGCCTGATGTCTGTTGTCAAATGCTTCACAATATTCTAACACATAATCACGGAAAGGGGAAGATGTTTGATAGCCTGATAGTCTGTCCTCACTGCTTACTGCCTTGCCTACCTTGTACCATCCACTCCATGCCATGTTGCGTATGATGTACACCTCACCCTCAGTACTGCGTTCGTCAATCTCTGTGTGACTCCATGCATCATCCAGTGTCTTGAATCGTCCGGGCTTGTGTAGTGGGTGGTTCTGTGAGATGTACTTACCATTCACCCACATACGGTTATGATTGTGATCCATGTTGAAAAATCTACGGCATTCAATACACTCAGACTGTAGCCCATCAGCACGACTACTGTGCTTGTGAAACTTGTCTAGTGGTAGGTACTCCTTACATTTCGTACACTGTTTCATAGTGCCTCCTCGTCAATCTCATTCATGCGGCCTGTCTCAAGTGAGTAGAGTAGACTACATGCCGGTCCAGTGATGCCACTGAATCTGTTCTTCAGCACCCTCACCTTGGTTGTGTTGCGTTCGTCCTTGTCATCGGCCTGTCCATTACGTTCAAGACCAATCACCATGTCCGATAGCTGTGCGATAGAGCCTGAGCCACGCAACTGTGCGAGTGATGTTGCCGCACCTTCCTCGTGTCCCTTTGAGTCAGGACGTTTGAGGTGTGACACTACCACCAGTGCAATGCCTGTCTCCTGCACAAGCATACGGAGCTTGGTCATGATCTCGTCAATGGCCTTACGTTCGTCTCCGTTGGACTGTGCCGATACAATGATTGAGATGTGATCTACAAACACATACGTACAGCCCACTACCTTGGCTAAGTATCTCACACGATTGACTATGTTGTCAACATCGGATGATCCAAAGTGGTCAAACAAGTATAGCCTGTCTGTGCCCAAGGTCTGATTGAATGCGTCATCCTTCTCCTGTTGTGTTGACTCCGTATCCGGTAGGTGCAGTGGCTTGTCAGCCGCAAGAGACATCAGAGACAACCCAGTCTTGCGTGTGCTCTCCTCCAAGAACATCAGTCCAATGTTGCTGTCTGTCTGCTGAAGCAAATACCACACAATCTCCCGTAGAAACTGAGACTTACCTAGCCCTGATCCTGCTGTCACTGTCACCAGTTCTGATCGACGTATCCCATAGGTGAGTTTGTTCAGACCCTCAAAGGGATAGTCACAGTCTGACTTCTCCAGTGGTGTCATCACGCTGTCGTACAGGTTGGAGCCTGCCACGATACCGTCAGGTGTCCACCGTTCAGCCCTCCAGAATGCATTGACAAAGTCAGAGGCCTTGTTGTCTACCAGATAGTCACTGGCATCCTTGATCCCTTCACGTGGTGTAATCAGCTTCACCTTGTGACTGAGTAGCTCCGCACACTCTGCCTGTGCCTGCTGTCCTGCACTGTCGTTATCAAAGAACAGAATGACAGACTCAAAGGAGTCTACGTAGTCATAGTTGGCCTTGATATCCTTCAATGCAGACTGTGCACCGTTGCGAACAGAGACAACACAGCCCTTACCACCAAGCATCTGGTATGCAGACATCGCATCAAGCTCACCCTCAGTAATCAGCAGTAGCTTACCACCGGCACTGAATCGTGTCTGTCCAAAGAGTGTGGTGGCAGACTGGAAGTCTCCATCAATACGAAACTTCTTCTCTCCATTCACTCTCACCTTGTATGCTTCATTGTTCTCACCGAAAGGGAACACAAGATCAGAGCCTTGAAAACCTACACCATAAAACTCACATGTATTGACATGTATCTTCCTGTCTGTCAAAGCACGATAGATTATGCTCTGAGGCTTCACAGGAGCCGCTGTACTGGACGATCTCTGTGGCATTGGCACTACCCTACTCTCCTCGTGGTTGTTAGGGGGTGTGTTGGCTCCACAACTGAAGCACTTACCCCATCCCTTGTCATCAATTGCATAGGCATCAGAGCTATCGCACTTGGGACAAGCCAAGTCATACTCAATAAACGCCATTCCTCACTCCTATTGTGTACTGTTTGTTGTACTCACTCAGTGTGTTGTACAGTGTCATGTTATCATTCAGGGGCATCCGTGTCAATATTAAATCAAAGTTTGTGTCCTGATCGTCGATTGAATCACAGAGTCTATGCTCCAACTCCTTGAGTATGTACCATGTCGATGCCTCAGTCATACTCAACACACTCGTCAATCACGTTTGATCCAATGATGCGGTATGCTTCATCAAGCCTACGTTG